TCAGCCAGTCTAGTAGTCAGCGACAAGATCGCCCTGTCGCCAAGTGATTCCTTCTTTGCCTAGTATTTGAGCACAGTTCGAACATACAGTTTTTAAATTGCTGTGACGACAGTGATCTAGATTGCCGTCTATGTGAAATACTCTAAAAACTTCTTTGTGGGCTGATCGAAACCCACATTTGTCACATTGATTTTTTATTCGATACCCGGATCGATGCCATCTAGGAATGCCAAAGCCTAGACCGTTGGCCATACAGATTTCGCACAATGATCTATAATAGATCTTGTCGTTCTTTTTGTAGTTTACCGCACGGGGTCGTTGTCCGCACTTGCAAAGGGGTCTCATAAACATATTTACACCTTTTCAGCCCCTTTTCCCGCCTTGCATATCCTGGGGTTTTTTAATGATGCCGCTAAATAATAGTACATTGATTTAACCCTAGGAGACAGTCGAATGGCACTAACATCACCAGGCGTAGAAGTACAAGTAATTGACGAGAGTTTTTATACTCCAGCTGAACCAGGTACGGTTCCGTTAATTGTTGTAGCCACTGCTGAAAACAAAATAAATGGAGCTGGCACAGGCACAGCTTCAGGTACCACTGCAGCCAATGCAGGTAAGGTATTCAAAATGACCAGTCAACGAGAACTTGTTGACACATTTGGTTCACCGTTCTTTGAAAAGACAGTATCGGCTAGTCCTATACACGGTGGCGAAAGAAACGAATACGGTCTACTAGCTGCTTACAGCTTGTTGGGCGTTTCAAATTCTGCATTCATCCTACGTGCAGACATCAACCTAAATGAACTAGAAGGTCAAACAGATGCACCGGGAGCGGATCCAGCTGATGGCAAGTGGTGGGTAGACACACAAACCACCACTTGGGGTATCAACGAATGGAACGGTTTAGCATTAGCCGACAGCGGTCAAAAATTTACTGCTAAAACTCCTTTGGTACTCACAGATGCTGATCTAGATAATATCAACAGCAATGCTCCTAAAACATCAGTAGGTACCATTGGTGACTACGCTGTGGTGTTTCAGACAGCAGCAGGCGACGGAACATTTTTAGCTGAAGATGAACTGGTAAGAATATACTACAAAAGTGCAGGCAATGCCACCGCTGGTATCACAGCCGGTACATGGGTACTAGTTGGTAGCCCTGAATGGGCTGCCAGTCATCCTACAGCATTCAGTTCAGCAGCAGTGACTGGTACATTATCAGGCACATTGGTCATCAATGATGTAAGTATCGCAGTAGGTGTTAGTCTTGCTTCCTGTCTTTCCAGCATCAATACTCTAATGAACGGCAGCGGTATCACTGCTGTGGTCAAAAACAGCAGATTGTATCTATTCAGTGACGGTACTTCCACTGCTACAGGCGGCGACTCCACAGCAACTGCAGGTGGTACTGGCAGTATTGTGATCAGTGGAACTGCACTGGGAACTGGTGCTGGCCTATTAAACATTGCTGCTGGCACATACATGTGCCCGGCATTGGCCCAACAGCCACACACCAGTGTGCCGTTGTTTAAAAGATCAGATTTTGGATCTACTGTAAATGCTCGTCCTACAGGTTCTGTATGGTTGAAAACCACCGAACCAAACAACGGCTCACGTTGGAGAGTAAAACGCTACAATGAAAGCACTGGTTCTTGGATGGCCAATGAAGCACCTTTGTATGCAACTCCGCACTCTGCTTTGTACTTTCTTGATAAATCCGGTGGTGGTGCAAATCTTCCTAAGGATGCATTATTTGTTCAAACAAATGCCAGAGAACATGCAGGATCATATTCCGCTACCACTGGAGCAGTGAACGGTTTTGATGCCCCAGATCAAACACTGGCTACTACCACTTTTAGAATATTTAAAAGAGCAGCTAGTGGTGAAACTGCAATCAGATCTAAAATTATTACTACAGGCACACTGAGCGCAATAGCAAGAACCTTCACAATCAAACAGTCGATTGTTGGCGATACTGCACTGAGCACAGCAGCTTCATTTACATTCACAGCAGCAGGCACAGCAGACGATGCGTTTACAATCGCAGGATTAATTAACGCTGCTAGTTACACTGATTCAGCTGGCGATGCTATCACAAACAACGTAGTGGCCAGTGTTAATACCAGCAACGAATTGGTGATCACACACAAGACAGGTGGCGATTTCAGACTAACTGATGTCACAGGTACTGCTGTTAGTACACTGTTTACAGCCTACAACCTAGCAACAGGTGCTGGCACCAGTAATTTCTACGCATTGTCAAGTGGCTTGGCCACAGGAGCACAAGAAGGTTATTTGGCTTCCTTGTGGCTTCCATTAGTTAGTGATGTGTTTGCTGCTACTCCAGATGCTCCATTAGAAGAACCAGCAGACGGACAACTATGGTACAATCCTGCCTTTGGCGATGTAGATCTAATGATTCACAATGGCACAACCTGGGTGGGCTATCAAAACTTCACAGGATACACTGGCACTGATCCAGAAGGTCCACTTGTATCCGCAACAATGCCTGAAACACAAACTGACGGCACTGCGCTGGTCAGCGGTGATATTTGGATCAGCACAGCAGATCTAGAAAATTTCCCAAGCATATACAAATTCAATCCTGACGCAGGCACAAAACTTGCACTAAAATGGGTTCTGGTTGACAAGACTGATCAAACCACAGAAGAAGGTATTTTATTTGCAGATGCTCGTGCAGGTACAACTGGAGGCTCGGCTACGGCTGCGCCTACTGGATCAATCAAAGACTTGTTGACCAACAACTTTTTAGATCCAGATGCACCGGATCCAGATCTATATCCCAAAGGCATGTTGCTGTGGAACCTACGTAGAAGCGGTGGAAACGTCAAGAAATACAACGATGGTTATATTGATACTACAGCAGACAACGAAAGACAATCCGGATCACCAAGTATGGAAGCATACTGGCCAGATCGTTGGACCACAGCCAGCCCTAACAATGAAGATGGTTCAGGCAGCTTTGGCCGCAAGGCACAGCGATCAGCAGTGGTTGCTGCATTGAAGAGTGCTATTGACACCAGCGAAGAAGCACGTGACGAAGAACGCAGAAACTTCAACCTAATTGCTTGCCCTGGATATCCAGAAGCACTTAGCAATCTAATCAACTTGAATCTGGATCGCAAGGTCACAGCTTTTGTGGTTGGTGATACACCACTGCGTCTAAAGAGTGATGCAACAAGCCTAACAACCTGGGGTACCAATGCTAATCTAGCACTGGACAACGGAGATAATGGTATTGTTACCTATGACGAATATGCAGCGGTTTACTATCCAAATGGATTTACCACTGACCTTACAGGCGCCAATGCTGTAGTTCCAGCCAGTCACATGATGCTAAGAACTATTGCTCTAAGCGACCAAGTGAGCTTTCCTTGGTTTGCTCCAGCAGGCACACGTCGTGGTGGTATTACCAATGCCACAGCAGTGGGATACATTGATTCGTTGACAGGTGAATTCCAAAGCGTTGCTCTAAACAACGGTCAACGAGACACCCTGTATGATCTCAAAGTCAATCCAATTCCGTTCTTTGTAGGTACAGGATTGGTAGCTTATGGTCAAAAGACTCGTGCAAGAAATGCCAGTTCTCTAGATAGAATCAACGTGGCACGCCTTGTGGTATATCTACGCAGTCAGTTGACAAAACTAGCTCGCCCATATATCTTTGAGCCAAATGATCAAATCACTCGTGATGAAATCAAACAAGCTGTGGAAAGTCTGTTGCTGGAACTAGTGGGTCTAAGAGCTATCTATGACTTTGCAGTGGTATGCGACGAAACCAATAACACACCAAGTAGAATTGATCGCAATGAATTATATGTAGATGTTGCCATTGAGCCGACCAAGGCCGTTGAATTTATTTACATACCATTGCGTCTCAAGAACACAGGTGAGATTTAATGAATAAATACAATATCGGAGCATAAGACAATGGCAATTACATCATTAACAAACTACTCGATTAACCCATCTGGTCCTGGTTCAAATACCGGTATGTTGATGCCGAAACTAAAGTATCGCTTTCGTGTTACTTTACTGGGTTTTGGCACATCGTCTAGTACAGAACTTACCAAACAGGTCATGGACGTTACTCGACCCAAAATAGCATTTGAAGAAATAGAAATACCTATTTACAATTCCAAGATCAAACTGGCAGGAAGATACTCCTGGGAAAATATTACGCTGAATCTCAGAGATGATGCCAGCAGTAGTGTTACTAAATTAGTTGGTCAACAGATTCAGAAACAGTTTGATTTTCATGAGCAGGCCAGTGCTCGCTCTGGTATTGACTATAAGTTTACCACACGTATTGAAATACTAGACGGAGGCAACGGTGCTGCTGCTCCAGGCATTTTAGAAACCTGGGAATGTTATGGATGTTTCTTGCAAAATACAGACTACGGTGAATTGAATTACACAGGCAACGAGGCAGCTACAGTGGCGCTTACCATTGTGTATGACAATGCAATGCAGACTCCAGATTCACTTGGCGTTGTTGGCATAGGCACAGCCGGTGCAGCTAGATCAGCCTCTAGTGCTCTATCAGTAGGTAGTTCAGGTATTTAATTAATACCGTAACACAAAAAAGCTCGAATAATTCGAGCTTTTTTTTATGACTAAATAATTATATGGCCAATAAGTTTACAAGATTTTTAAATAGTGCTCTCAGAGGACCCAAGGGAGTAGTTGGTAATTTTCAACATGCCACACGAATATTTGTTGACAACAACTATAGACTAGCCCCTAGAACAAAATTTCTTTACTATGCTGTGTTTTCAGGAGCAGAAAGAGAAGTCAGTCTATTAATCAAATCTACTGATTTGCCTAAATTTAATTTTGACATGGCCAATAAGAATGTGTACAATCGTACCAAGCAGGTTTATAAGAAAATAAATTACGAACCTATTAGTCTAACATTTCACGACGACAATGCTGGTCTAATGCATTCTATGTATTCGGCCTACTACGCACATTATGCCTATGACGGTGGAAACGATCAAGGTAATCATCCTATGAGTCTGCTGAATTATTCCGGGGCATATGGAATGGGATTTGCGACTCCAACAAACTTTTTTAGAAAAATATCTTTATATACTCTAAGCAGACATAGATTTAACGGATATGAACTGTTGGCACCAAGAATTAAATCTTGGTCTCATGGGAATGTAGATTACTCTGCAAGCGAGGCACTTGATAACACAATGACCATTGAGTACGAAGGTGTAAAGTATCTTTCAGGCAGCGTGGCCTATGGACAGCCTGATGGTTTTGCCAGCCTATCTTACGATGTTGTGCAAAGTCCTAATGTGTTAGGTGGTTCATTGGGACTGGGTAATGTGCTCGGGCCAATTGGTGATGTGTTAGGTGGTATCGAATCTGTATTCGGTGATGTGACCAAAAAGAACATATTGAAAAATCCAGGCGGATTCATAAGTACAGCAATTTCTCAAATCAATACCTATAAGAACAATGGAGGTCAATTCCCTACAGTGGATGGAGTTATTGGAGAATTGAGAAATCCTGCAAATATTTTAACTGCGGCCAACACCGTTGGTGGAATTGTAGGAGCTAGTTTTCCTAAAATAGGTGCAGCATTGGGATCTATAGCGGCCACTACTGCCACTAGAAAAGTTTTGCAGACGCAAGCAGCCAATAACACATTCCCACTGTCATCGGGCAGTACCAATGAAAGTCCTGCGGAATTTCCATGAGCACAATTAATTTACCAGCAGTGACAAAAACAGACAGTGCTGCAAGTACAAAATTATTTTTTGATACCTACGGCCAACGACCTTTGGAATTTGGAGCCAATGAAGTTGCTGCCAGCATAAGTTTTTTTACCGGCAGAGGCTTTGAAGAGGAAGCTGCCATGACCACAGCAATGACCATACTGCGTCAGGCCAAAATAGATGGCGTTGCTGTTTTTGAAATACTAGACACCTTGAAAGAACTCAACGGTACACAACTTAGTGCAGTAGTTGCACAGATTCTCAACAAATATCGTCCCAACACATCTTCATTAGGATTCAGAGCCCTAAATGTTATTAAGATAAATCAAACTAGAAACATTTTACCATAATGGCCAAATTTGCTCAAGGAAGATTCGAAATGAAAAATCCTAGCAAGTATGTTGGGACCAAAACACCATTGGCAAGATCAAGTTGGGAATTTGTTTTTATGCGAATGTTAGATGAACATCAAGGTGTAGAAAAATGGGCTAGCGAAAGTATACAAATACCTTACAGAGACCCGTTGACAGGAAAATATACCATATATGTTCCTGATTTTTTTATTACCTACGTTGACAAGAACGGAGCAAAGCATGCAGAAGTGGTTGAAGTAAAACCAGCCAGTCAAACGCTGTTGGCCAATGTTGGAAAGAGTGTTTATAATCAACAACAGTATGTGAAGAATTTAGCCAAATGGGAAGCTGCCACTAAATGGTGTAAGCAGCAAGGCATAAAGTTTCGTGTAGTCAACGAGGAACATATTTTCCATCAAGGTTCAAAACGCTGATAAGTATTGCTATGACCAAGAAACTTGAAGAATTATTTAATTTAGACGACAAACAGATAAATGTTGTGCCCAAGTCTATTAATGAAGAATTAGTAGAAAAAGCCACAGAAGTAAAAACACTAGATGACAGCATCGAAGCTGTGAATCAAATAACCAAGAGTTTACCGCAGATAGTTGAATTAAATGATCTAAACGATAATGAGTTAGACAATCTTGCTAGTAAAGCAGAAAAGGCCTACGACGATCTAATGGATCTAGGCATGAATGTTGAAGTTCGTTACAGCGGCCGCATATTTGAAGTAGCAAGCTCTATGATGGGCAATGCTATTACAGCAAAAGCAGCAAAGATTGATAAAAAGCTCAAAGCCATAGATCTACAGCTTAAAAAATACAAGATTGATAAAGATAATAACGAAGACCCAAATGATGTGATCAACGGACAGGGTTATGTGATCACCGATCGCAACGAACTCATTAAGAAATTAAGCGGAAAAGCATAAATACTAACATGAAACCATTTACAGAATATCTTGCTGAAAGCAAAAAAATCTATAACTTTAAAGTCAAAGTGGCTGGAGAATTGCCTGAGGCTTTTCAAGAAAACTTGAAGACAGCACTAGATCGCTGCAAATGTATCAAGTTAGAAAAAATCAAAACCACACCAATACAGGCGTTGCCCCTGGACTTTCCCACAATGAAAAATTGTGAAGTAACTGTGTTCGAAGTAATTTGTGAATATCCTATTACAGGACCAGAAATAACTAATGATGTCAAGGCACTGGGACTCGACGAATCCAGCTTTCGTGTACGAGGTGGTAGTGAACCAACAGAAGCTGATCAAGTTCTGCTAGACAACGAACCATCAGGTGAGTCTCTGTTATTAGATTCCAACTACAAAGAAAACACTAATATCAAACACAAAGACTATTTTGGTGATGACTTCAACAAAGGTTTTTTAAAAGACCTTGAAAAGACTGCAAAACAACGTAAAAAAGATCAAACTGGGCCAACAGAATATAAGCTGCCCAAGGGCAAGACTGACAAGTTGGGCCTTAAAAGCGCAATGGGGAGTAAATAATGGACTTTAATCAACTGTTAGCCAAGATGAGAGACTTGGATCAACCAACTACACAATCAATGCCTGCCACAGAAGCCTGCGGTGATTCACCTATGCCTATGAGTATGCCACCGTCGGTGAATCATCAACCACCACCAAGTCATCCTAGTATGAGTGTGAATCTCAATGCACAAGGTATGGACAACATTGAAAGTTTAATGAAACTTATGACTAAAGTTAATCCAGATATGATTAACCAGCCATCCAAGATGATGCCAATGCCTGCCATGACTGCAATGCCATCGTTAACTCCTCCAGGACCTAGTATATCTGCCATAGGTGATCTTGGCAATCTAAATGCCGGCCCCTTAAAGATGCTGCCAGATCTAGACATGGATAAACCACACGACGAGCCAGATGCAGATAACATGGGCGGCCCAAGCGACATGGACTCCGATAATATGTCTGGCGACAATGATCTTGATAAAGACTCAAGCGATCGTGATGATCAAGACGACGGTGAAGATCAAGACGATGATCGCGGTATGGAAAAAGATGACGAAAAGAAAAATGAATATGCCAACGAGCCGGAAGAAAAATACAAAGACATTGACTATATGGTAAACAAACTTGCTGGTGGTATGAACGGTCCAAAAGGCACATATCCCAAAGTAGCAGGTGGCGACAACCCAATGCAACGAGTTGAAGCTGTTGATCTAAGAACTGCTATTAGAAACGAACTGCGTGATCGTTTAGCAGAAACTAAATCTGAAAAGTTTGATCCTTTGAAGCACGTTAAGAATCCTACTCCGGGTGAGAAGAAAGCCGCTAAAGATGTCAAGCGTGGTAGCTATGCAGATCGTGCGGCAATGTTAAAGTCAGCCGAAGCTGATGGTAGATTAAAAGATTAAGGAGATATAAATGGGATCATTTACAAGAACTAACGGACTTAATTGTACAGTAGCCACCCTGTATAATTTAAATGCTAATGCATTTTTAATCACGGTGAAAAATGCAGCAGCAAGCGCACGAGATCTAAGAGCAGAAGATGATGCTGTAGACGAAACAGTTGAAATGATTGTTAAAGAAATTAATCCTTTGATGTTTTTGGTAACTGATTCATCGGCAGGAACAATACACATTGTTACTGATTTAAGTCTTTCAGCAGCAGATATTCAAACTAGGATTAGAAACCTAGGTACAGTAGTTGGCCCTAATGATATTGACGTTACAGGAACTACCGTTACAGCAGCGACAAGTATTACTGTTGCTTAATATAACAACATAAACTCAAATAGGCTCTTCGGAGCCTATTTTTTTCAGTAAATAACAGTATGGCAAAATCACTAGACGGTAATTTAATTAAGAAAGCACATGCACCTCAGCGATATACGTTAGAGGAAGTTAAACATCTAGAAGCCTGTATGGATCCCGTTAACGGTCCGCTGTATTTTTGTAAAAACTTTTTAAAAATTCAACATCCTGTGCGAGGATCGATTCCCTTTGTACCCTACGAATATCAAGAACGATTGATTCAATCATACCACAACTATAAACAGTCTATTGGTATGTTGCCTCGCCAGATGGGCAAGACTACCTGTGCCACAGGATACTTACTATGGTACACACAGTTTGTACCAGAAGCACAAGTATTGATTGCAGCTCACAAGTACGAAGGTGCGCAGGATATTATGAATCGCTATCGATTTGGTTATGAAAATCTTCCCGATTTTATTCGTGCCGGCGTTTATTCGTATAACAGAAATACCATCGAATATGATAACGGTGCTCGTATACAGGCAGTAACCACAACAGAAAATACAGGTCGTGGTAAATCTCTTTCATTAATCTATTGCGATGAGTTTGCATTTGTGCAACCACCGGAGAAAGCCAAAGAGTTTTGGACTGCGTTATCGCCTACTTTGTCCACAGGTGGTAAATGTATTATTACATCAACTCCAAACTCAGACGAAGATCAGTTTGCGTTAATTTGGACGGAAGCTCAAAACCGTTTTGATGAATTTGGCAATGAAACTGAATTGGGGAAAAACGGATTTCACAGCTTTTTTGCACACTGGAATGAACACCCTGATCGCGACGAAGCTTGGGCTCAAACAGAAAGAGCCAAAATAGGAGACGAAAGATTTCGTAGAGAATTTGATTGCGAGTTTTTAATCTTTGATGAAACACTGATCAATGCTGTTAAACTTGCAGAACTCAAGGGAATTGACCCCATAATGACCATGGGTCAAACACGTTGGTATAAAGAAATCGATTCTAGATGTACCTATCTAGTGTCATTGGATCCTAGTCTTGGCACCGGTGGAGACTATGCTGCCATCCAGGTATTTGAAATGCCTAGCATGATTCAGGTGGCCGAGTGGCGTCATAATCTAACTCCTATACAGACGCAGGTAAAACACCTGAGAGAAGTCTGTAAGTACATTCAAGACAGAAGCACAGAACTAGGTGGCGCAAGTTCACAGATCTACTACAGTGTAGAAAACAATACCCTAGGTGAAGCTGCATTGATTGTGATCAATAATATAGGTGAAGAAAACTTTCCTGGACTGTTTCTAAGTGAACCTATACGTAAAGGTCACGTTAGAAAATTCCGCAAGGGATTCAACACCACACACCGTACAAAAATAACCACTTGTAGTCAGCTCAAGCATATGCTAGAAACACAAAAGATGAAGATCAATAGCAAGCCTTTGATTTCTGAATTAAAAACTTTTGTAGCTCACGGAGTAGGATTCGGCGCCAAGACCGGAGAACACGACGATCTAGTAAGTGCAACACTATTGATACTTCGTATGGCCACTATTCTCAGCGATTGGGATCCTAAAATCTATGAAAAAATGACTGAAAAACTCACAGAAGATCAAATGCCAATGCCGATCTTTGTCAGTAGCGGGTTTTGATAAATATAACTATGGATGCAACAAACAACATTGCCACTGATCTATTCTACAAAATTCGTAGTAGATTTTCTGGCCTAAAATTAGGCAACGACACAGGTGCTATCACTATCAATCCCGAAGAAGCAAGATTCTTTGATTTTGATTACAAAGACGGCGAAGCAGCTATTGGTCATGTAAGTATTAGCCTGGCGGAGGATAATTCTATTAAAGTTTATTTCAGTACAGGAATAACAGAAAGCATGGATACCTTACAGAAAGAAGGCTGGTATGGATTCTTAAAAGAATTACGGTTGTTTGCCAAAAGAAGATTAATGAGTTTTGATACTAGAGATATTGCCAAAGACAATCTAGATCGTAGAGACTTTGAGTTTTTAAGTCAATACAATGCACCAAAACAATCACAACCAAATACACCCCCCACCGTTGGAGAATCAATTATGAGCGAAAGCGCAATGTATGGCAGCAAGAACGTCAGCTTCCAAAAATTAATGGACACACGTCTAATCATCAAACACAGCAAAGCAGTTATGGACGACACTGCCCCTGGTAGTAGAACAAGAAACATCGGCGCATTGTTTGTGGAAAATCAAGACGGTGAAAGATTCAAATATCCCTTTATCCATCTAGCTGGCGCTCGTGCAATGCAACGTCACGTGGCCAATGGTGGATTACCTTACGATGACCTTGGAAAAAGTATTGTAGGTATGAGTGAAGAAATTGCGCAACTAAAAAGTTTTGAAAGTTATGTCGTGCGCAATGACCTAATGAATTCAATGAACAACTCTATTGTAGAAAGATCGTCGCAGTAT